ATGACATCCAAAGTGTTGCACCGTTAGGTGCTACCCAAGTCTTATCTCTTTCCATGAATTTTATTCCTGGAACAGCCTTTGGATAAAGCTGCTTACTTACAGAAATAAGTTCTCTAAGCTCTTCTGTAGACCTCCGAACAAGTAGCATTCGTGCATGTGCATTCGCAAAATACCTAACTGGGTCTGCAACCAGACTGTACGACTTACCACCACCTGCTGCTCCACCATAAAGTACCTCTTGTTCTGTAGCTGCTAAGAACCTAGTCTGCGGCCCTGGGTTTGGCTCGAAGATCACCTTTTGTTTGACCGCAGAAGGGGCAACACTCTCCATCTCTGAGTTCGATGTACTCATCGTCTGTGGCGAGAGTTCTGGTGTGCTTTCCACCAAGTCTTTCTTCTTCGATCTTCTGGCTCTTCCTTGCCGCTTCTTTATACTTTTTGGCATACTGGCGGTAGTTGCTGGACGCTCTACGCCTTTTTTCTTCCATTCTGACACGTTTATATAACCCTACATGTGAGATTTCTCTTCCAGACTGATCAGACAACCAACGAGCTACTTGCCTAACACTGTAATCTTGAAGAAACTTCTTTGCTTTTTCTAAAAGTTCTAGTTCTTCGGGGATAGGAATAAGAAGCATTTCGTCTTCTTCATCCTGTTTGTAACCAAATGGTACGTGTCTTCCTACTCTTATAACAGGATACCATTCTCCGTTTTCTCCTTGCAATGGTATCTGCCAGTCTACTTTTGTCGGGTGTGGTGCTGTTGAAGCTCTTTTACTCATCTTCTTTCGCAGGTAGAATAAATAAAGGCTCTGAAGCTTTTACTTCTACTTTATCTGTTTTAGTGAATCCTGCACGATCTAGAATGTCTTTGGCTGCTAACATCTTTTCTTTTACACCTAGATCTGTGGGATCTGCCATAACAGAAAACATAGTGTAAGCAGCTTTAGTAGACGATTGTGCTATGAACTTCTTTGTAAGGTCTGCAATCTCGTCTGTCAAGGCATTAACGATACCTGAGGTAGAAACACCTTCGGCATAACCTGCTAGTTTCTTAGCTGCTACAGGGTCTCCTTTAGCCTCGTCAAAGAGGACATCAAGGAACTTCTGTTGTTTTTCTGTTAAGTTTCTAGCCATTATGTCACCATGTATAATATGAAACCTAAAGTACCAAAACCTAGTGCAAGAAGCAAACTTGTTACTGTCCAAGTTATAATTGCTTCTTGTAGTTCAGCTTTACGGTACTCTTGTTCCTTCTTTTGTTTACGTATCTTGGCTTCAATAGCCACAAGCTCATCCCAAGCAGATGGACCCATCGTGAAAGATATATAATCCTTTAACTCTTTTCTCATGGCCTCTGCTTTTCGTTTGGCTGCAAAAACTTCCAAACTTTCGGCCTCTACAGAGCCACTTATAGCTTTCCACCACGGTGGGTTCTTAACTTGCTTTTCAGCTTGACCTAGATCAGACATGTGACCTGCCCACTTAGTTAGTTGGCTACCCATGTCTTGTAGATCTTTACCTACAGCAAACCCTTTCTTAAGGGCATTGAAGGCGACTGTCGCACCTGAAATAATAGTAACAGGGTCCATTCGCCTCCTCCCAAAGACTCATTAGACTTTATTTTTTATTGACTACAAACTCGTATAATGTTTCTGCTTGCTTTTTAACTTCTTCAGGTGTGTACATCGTAGGGATGTATTTCTTCCAAGCATCTAAAGCTAGTTCAGCATTGTCTTTGTACTGCTCCATAGCTGCGTATGCTAGTTGAAGCTGTGTGTCATATGTTTTGTCTAACATCTCTTTTGACATAGCCAAAAGGTCTGTGCGTATTTGATAAGGATTTGAAGTATATTTTTCCATGTGTGTGTTTCCTTGTGTGTTGTATTTATAGTGTGTCGCCACGAACTATTCTTTTAATGTCACCACGACAAATACCTAGATCGTTAAGTTCTCTGTCTGACATTCTCCAGAGGTGCATCTCAGCAATACGAGCATTTGCCTGTGCTTGTCTTGCTTCAATTAATCTTTCAAAGAATTTTTTCATAGTAGTATCTCCATATGTTTAAGTCAGGTCTTATGACCTTATGGAGATTAGTTATATGTTATTAGTTATACCACACTACTAGAAAAAATGCAACCCCGCTACCCGACAGGAACAAAGGTCTCAGTCAAAGTGATAATAGAATCAATGTGTCCTGCTGCAGTAGGTACTACCTGTATCTTATCACCTGGTTGTAACACAAGGTCAATCGTAGAGAACTCGTGGTAGCCGCCACCAGCTAAACTCTTATCGTTTAGGAAGTGTGAAGTATAAGCATCTGCTGCTATGTACCACTGGATAGTGACACTGTTAGTTGCACCATCACCATTAGCTACAAGAATATACGTAACTTCTGCTGTACAGTTAGCAGGGCAAGTATACACGTCTTCTACTGCTGTGGTACTGTTGTGACCATAGACAGACTTCCTACGTGCTGGCTTACCAATGCTGTACTGAGTCATTTCTTCTTCGCTACCTTCTTGATAGTTTTAACTACCCAAGCCTCATTTACTTCAGTATCAGGATCATCAGCAATGAAGTGTCCGTTCTCATCACGAGCACGTTCCATTACCAACTCTTCTTCTACTTTAGCTTTTTTCTTGGGTGTTTTTTTCTTTGGAGCGGATTCTTGCTCTTTAATAAATTCTAGGACTTTAGCTTCTTTAGTATGCCAAGTACCACGAATCTTTTGAGCAAGAACATCTCCACGAGGACCAAGAACTTTATCACCTTCTAGTCTCATTTTCTAAACAATCCTGTTGTTCTCATGTCAACCATACCACCTGACTTATAGCCTGACTTTTTCTTAGCCATACCGCCTTTAGAATTACCAGACTTATATTTGTCAGGATTTTTAGAAGAATCCTTAGTAATCTTTTTATCAGCTTTTTTCTGTCTGATAACAGCAGTTGGGTTTGTTGGACCTTCGCCTGTAAAAGTATTTTTAAGAGCTATAGCTAGAGCACGACCTGGAACACTCTTGTCAGATGGTCTAGCGTCTTGCATCTCTTTCATTAGATTTTTAATACGTTCTTTCTTAGCGTCAGAAATATCAGAATCTTTAATAGCACGTCTAGCTGTTGCAATAATTTCAGCGTCTGACATCTTATTAGTAATTCTTTTGTTAGCTGCGTCAACTTCATCTTTTTCAGCTTTAGTCATCACACCATATCCTGCACCTGCAGATTGTGAACCTGGGCGTAGTTTGGGTTTAGGCGAAGAAGCACGAGCACTGGAGCCACCGCCAATGTCTTTACCCTTAGCATTAGCCCAAGCAGTAAGTGCTGAACCTGTGTACTTACCTTTGTTCTTTTTCTTCCAAGCATTCAACTGCTCTTTGGTGACAGCAAGTTTCTTTTTACCGTCTTTACCCATGAAATACATTGATCCTGCTTTTTGAGCAGCAGCAACAGTTTTATAGTCTTTATACGAAGCCATTATTCACATCCTTTAATGCCAGTATCTAGTTTACCAGTAGACCTAGTAAGTCCACCATGCTTATACCCCATAGCTTTAACTGCACCTGGAGCTACTCTACGCAGTGCTGCGATTCCTTTGTTGGGATTCTTTCCAGTATCCCCACCTTTACTCATACCCATATGGTATCCTTTGCCACCACAATGGGAACATCCTGCGCCCTTACATTTTGGGCAAGTCATCTTTTTACCTTTAGCCATTCCACCCTCTGCTGCTCTAAATTTTTTAACTTTTTTTGCTACACCTTTGGGTTGTGCAACAAACTGTTTACCCTTGGCATTGCCTTTTGCTTTTGCTGCATTGGTTGCAGCTTTCTCACTCGCACTCAAAGCATCCCAAGCTTTATCTGGTAGATACCTTTTCTTACCTTCAGACTTAGATCCATCAGAAGTTCTCCACTTCTGCTTAGTCCATTTTTTAAGAGACTTCTGTGGGGCTTTCATGATGTGTAGCCCCCACCCTTAGCTTTGTATTGCTTGGCTACCATTTGAGCTTTTCTAGCAGACCACTGACCAGGTTTACCACCTTTGGATCCTGCTTTAACTTCAG